GAGTCATCAAAAAGTGGCATTAAACGGGAAGCGGTCAGTATTTCCAGACCACGGTTCGAAGGAAATGCCGGAAGGATTAAGAAAGAAAATAATGAAGGATCTGGGGCTTTAAGCCCCTGCCTTTTTAACGTGAGGTTTGTACATTATGTTTAACTATGCAGTGAAGTTAGAGCATGACGAAACTACTGATGCCTATGTCGTTTCATGCCGTGACCTGCCACTAATGAACTCGGTAGGGGACTCAGTTGATGATGCATTGTTAGAGGCCGTAGACGGCATCATCACAGCGTTATCAATTGAGGTGGAAGAACGACGCCCTATACCTGCCGCAAGCGCACCAGAGCCAGGTGAATACGTTGTTTCATTGCCTGTGTTAGTTGCGATGAAAGCAGCACTACATAACGCGATGATCGAGACTGGAACGCGCAAAGCCGATTTGGCTCGAAAGTTAGGCCAGAAGGGACCGCAGATCGATCGTTTGCTGGATGTTGAGCATTCATCAAAAGTTGAAACCGTCGAGCTGGCGCTTCATCAGTTGCACCGCAGGGTAAACTTGAATGTCATGCATGATGCCCGATAATTAACATCGGGAAGGGTGGGACCGTGGTCCCACCTTTGCATTTAGGCTGTGTGCTGAAAATATTTGCTGTTTTTTTGATATATTTGTACGTCCATCTTCTGACGCAGCATTAAGCATTCTATTGTTATCTCACCAGCAGCGGCTACCAGTTGAACCGTGTCCTGCATAAAAATACTGCTTTCGTTGCCTTCCAGTGTGCGTCGCACAGTCCTCAGAATTGCATCCAGTTGAGCCAACTTGTTAGCCATGGCCTCCGATTCACATTGTTGCTTCATCTTACCTCCTTTACTTATGGTGCTTTACAAACGGCCTGGCATGCTGCGGTTAAAAATGATCAAGTTACGAAACAAATGAAGTGGGAATAGTGTATCTGCTTATTATATACTGTATTTTTATACAGTGTAATTAATAGGGCCGACCAATCCAAGTAATTTGTTACGATTTAAACTTAACCGTTCGATAGTTGATCATATCTGTTTGTTAATATTGGGTATTTATTAGGCTTTCGCGTTATCACTTGCTCCCCGGCTGACAAAATTTCATCGCGTGATAATGGAAATCCGGCACACATAAACGGGTATTCTCCCGGAATAAATTCAGCTACCGCATGATTTTCTGTCTGGTCATCATCTAACAAACCGGTACCTGCATTCACAAATGAAACACGACCCTCAATAAACCAAATCCGACTGGCCAAACGCCATGGGAACCACAATTCACCTGGGCGAGCGCGAAACAGCCACATTGAGTAAACCCCTGCTTCTGCTTCCCGCCTCGCTTTTCGAAAAAAGTTTGCCATACCGTTATGGGCTACTGGGGCGCGAGCATCCTCTTTTGAGAACGGTGGGTTGAAGTAGATCGCCGGTTCGACATCACGCCGTCTGGACTCATCCTTCCAGTCCATCTGCAGACAGTTCATCTCCCGCGTGAAGTAGTCCGGGAGCAGGTGGTTTTCATCACTGGCACACCCGTCGATAGAGCAGGGGTGAAGCAGGGCAAACAGCCCTGCAGCAATACGAGGATCGGTCCGCCAAATGTCACGGAGTTCCGCTGGCGTCAAGCTACGGTGATCGAGAATCATTGCCCATCCGCCGGTTTATATACGTGACGCTGGCCAGTTGCTGCTTGGCGATGTTCTACCATGCCATTTGCCGTTGCAGCATCGAGATAGCGCCGGATGGCCTGCGTACTCAGCCCAACATCAAAACGCAGGCTGTCAGCAGCAACAAAACCATCACCGCCAGCTGCGGCACAGCTCTGGCTCTTTCTGGCAAGAACGGCCAACAGGTTGGAACGCTGGTGGTTTACGGTTTGCATGCTGCCTCCTTTGAAAAATATTTATCCAGGTGATCGTCTTCATTAACTGGCTTAGATGACTCGAACAGATCACGGTGGCGTTCGTCACGGCCTATCCAGGCATTTCTGGCGTTATCAATTAACTCGGCAACATCCTTTTCGGTGTAAACGACTTCTTGAACCTCTTCCCCCTGAGCGCCGCACTCATGGCAGAAAACATACACGCCGACAAATAAACCCTCGTCCGCATCCTCTGACAACCGCTGTTCAGGCCAATACAGCGGTTTTCTTCCAATGATGTCCCTTAAAAAAGTGACTGGCGGACCGGCACAAAATGGACATGGAGTGAGATCGGTTGCCTTGGTTTTCATTGGTCATCCTTCTTCTTTTTGGCATTGCGCAGCTTGGTGATGCGGGACTTAACCGCCCGCGTCTCTGCTTCGCTATCTGCCGCAGTCAGCGCGAACTTTAGCGCCTGCAATGGTGTGGTAAACAGGTCGGACGGCAACCCATGATCAACAGAAAACTTGCGGCGGCAATAGGCCGGGATATTTTTCAGCCACACGCCTTTTTTATCCTGGGTCAGTCCCACATGCCTCTGCGTCAAGTTGACGTACAGATTGTTGTCTGGGAGCGCCTTCGGTACACCCCAGCGTGTTTGGCTATTACGCTTGTGGCGCACAGTGCGCACTTCCCACTCGTCGATAGTGATCGATACACGGCCATCGTCATCGGTGTACGGCCAGCAACCGTAAAAAACCTGCCCCGGCTTGAATTTCACTGTTCATCCCCCTCTGCGGTTACGCGGACTTGTGCAACCTCTTCAACGGCATCGGCAAACCCGAAAAAGTTACTCCATTCAGGACGACTGCCAGTTGCGGCTTCGTACATGTCCGCTAGCGCTATCTCCGCCTCATCCCGTTCCTGAATCAGTTGTGTCTCGCTGGCGTCTAACTCGGCGATGCGCTTATCTTTTGCTTCCAGCTTTGCCAGTAGGGCGGATACATACCACTGAGAGTAGAGTGGCTGCTCCGTCTTTCCATCGGGGTCGCGGATCGGTTTGATTGCAGAAAAAACGATGTCACCCTTCAGCGATACAAATCTCCACGCAACAGGCTTGCTCAGTTCGCTCAGCTTATTGTCCATCACTCCGATTCCTCATCATCACGTTGAACGATATAGAACTCTTTGCAGCCACAACGCGGGCAAGTGGAATCTTGCACTGCGATGTTGCCAACCGGTTTCCCTTCGACAAGAGCGCGTTCAGAGTGCAGGTGAACCAGCTTGCATTTCCTGTTGCCGCACTCGTATGTGTCATTAGCCATGCTCACAATGCTTTACCCCCTATATCATCAAGGAAAAGACGCTCAAATCTGCCGAAAAGGAAAAGACGAACCAGCGTCGAAAACCGCTCGCAATCCGTCCCGATATAGAGCTTACAGAGCACATCCTGCATCGCGTCCCACTCTTCAAGAGACTTGCCACCTTTCTCAGCTGCTTTCACAATTTCCGAGTATTCTTGCGCTATCTGGCTGCGCTTCCATCCGTGCAAGCTGCCGATTCCGATCACTTCATCATTCACAATCGACCTCCTACGCACCACAGTAATGCCATCCCTCCGGATGACTGGTTTTGCGCCCGCAGCGTTCACAAGTGAATATTTCTTGCTCTGGCTGCTCATATGGCTGCTTCGACTGCTTGTGATGTGAATAGAAAATTTTCATCGCCCACTCATGGCCCGCTTTTGTCACATTCCCAGTCTTATCGCCGAGCAATCCAAGTCGTGTTGCAATTGATGTGGCTCTATGGCCAGGGTTATACCCAGCTGCACGCTCAAGCACTGTTTCGGCAAGAATGACTTCAAAATCTGTGCGTCCGAAGTTGGTGCCAGCGAAAGCCTTTTCAATCGCTTCAGGTGTGAGGTGTGCAATAGCGTTCTTCATTTGGTCTCCCGTAGCGTCCCGGTTTCAGCAATCACTTCCAGTGCGCGGTGCTCAAATTCGCTCTCAACGTCATTCTGATAGGCGATACCATCAGCAGTGTTCAAGTGGCCATGGTTGTAACCAGCGGCATATACAGCGTGCAATGCGCTCGCTGAAAGCTGATCTTGATGAGGAGCCAGCAAGCGTTGCCAGATAGCGGAAACGTATTGTGCTTGGTGGATAGCGTCTGCTAATGCGTGGTGGCGTTCGCCGGCAAATGGATGATCTCGCTTAGGGTCAAAACCGATTACTCGGCCCAGCGCCACGATCGTTCGAACGTCCTGATCGTTCCAGTATTTCCAAAACTCAGGGAAATTGCAGCGGGCATAGGCTGAACGCAAGATCACTGGATCAAACGATGCGCCATTACCCCAGAGCTGCAACCTGTTCAGCCCGGATTCAGTGCTGTAATCCGTGACAAATTCGGTTAACTGGGATAGGGCATCGACAATATGCAGCCGTTCGCCCTCTGTGATTGCTCTACGCGCGGCATCGCTCTGAGTCAGCCACCAATATATGGTGTCCGCGTTGGGCTTAGCCCCCATCTGAAACTCAGATTTCAGAGTAACCACGCGGTAAAAATCAGGGCCAAGATCGCCAGTAGCCGGGTCAAAGAATACTGCACCGATAGCAACGATCGGAGCATTTGGGTTTGTACCCATGGCCTCAAGGTCGACCATGAGATGAGTCATTTTCGCCATTTTATTTCCAAAGTTTTTGTTGATAGGTCCGTGATGGACGCGGTTTTTTCTTCATTTCTGGGAGTCGCACGCTGACCATGCGCTCGCCGATGTTGAACCACGGAATAACGCTGACTTGCCGACCGGCGGCGCGATATCGTTCCGCCAGTCGTTCTGCTTCATCAGCGCTCATCGGCCCCTGTTGAAACCATCCGAGCGCCATTGCTATTCCTGTTCGTCGTCGCTGTCGTCGGAAACACCAAAGAACGCTTTAAGGCTCTTCAAAATCCGCGCCGTGGTCGTGGCAACGAGCAGCATTTCTACGGCATAGCGATGCTGGACATCTTCGCCGTCATCATTTGCCGGATCATCGTTGTCATAATCGAAACGCTTCAGGTGCGGGTTTCCTGACTCGGGAAGGTGTAAGGCGAAATCAGCGAGGTTCTCTATCTGGCCATCCGCCGGGCGATTGACCAGCGCCATTTCAGCCGTGCGGATTTTCATGCTTTCCAGCATTGATCGTGCTTCAGGCGTGTCATTGCGCACACCATCCAGCGTGATTTTTAGCGAGGTATCTGAACCAGTTGCCACCGTTTTCCCGAATGGTGAAATCGTCAGGTCTGCTGGCAGCTGGTAAATACTTTTGCCTTCACCGCTGGTGAGGTATTCCGTCAATACGCGCGACTCGACCCCTGCAAACTGCCATGGCACGGAGGCTAAGCCTTCAAGCATGTGCCGTAAAAATGACAGTGCATCTTCACACTTTTTCGCAGTGCTACCGGAGACCAAGAGCAACTTCTCTGCTGGGCAAACCAGAATGAATGCGGCCCATTGACTGATGGGCGCGTAGCGGATCACTTCATTACGAGCCTGTTCTTCAAACTCATATTGCAGCTGCTCTGTCACTTCTCTGCCAGCGTCGATAGCTGCATCGACTCGCTCTTGGGCAAGCTGCTTCACAGCTGCAGGGTTGGCTTTCCGTGAACTTTCTAAATACTTGAGCAGCGTACGGCCATCAGAGGAAATTACGCGCACATCATCAACAATAGTGGCAAAACCTCTCGCGGCACTGATCGTGCCGGTCAGGCCGTCAAACCCTTTGGCTTCTACCAGTTCTGCAATATTTTCCGGGATAGCCGTATCACAGTTGTACGGAAACATTGTGCGAAACATTTTCATGACTTAACCCCACGCTGGCGGTTGGTATTGACTGACTGCCTGGCACGATCCATCTCACGTTCAAATCGTGTTTTGGTTCGTTGGCCTGCTGAGGGGGTGGCGCATTGAACTCGCTTCACCGCCGGTTTAGGCCCAAAACCACCACGAAGTTGATGTAGATAAAGAGGCCCAAAATCGACCCCGTTATCCACGTAGTGACGCCCGCCGATCACCATCGGCTCATTGAGTGAAAAACTCATGTGACTCTCCATTACAGTGGGACCACGGTCCCAGAATTGCAGGAGTCTGATCGCCGGGCGGCGGTCGTCTCCTGTAGTTGTTTTTCATATCGCTCGACCCAGAGCGATTCGATGTGTTGGTCGCCTTTTCGGTTACATCCGTACCACTCAGCAATCACACTTTGCTTATTGCCATCTGGGTGCGTTCTAAAGCCACAGGTCGGGCAATACATCAGGAACTCGTTACGTGCCGACGAGAAACGCAACCGAGGCTTTTCAGCAAGCCGGTCCATAACTTGCTCACACAGGCACTGCGGAACTTCTGCGAAGACGGCTTTCTTCTCTGTGCTTTTGCTCTGCATGAATTAATGCCTCCCGGTCTAACGTGACCATGATCTGCAGCAGTGCTTTCCAGCGAGGTTGGTAACACTGGTTCCAATTGTTCGGAGTCACACCGAGTAACAAGGCAAGATCCGACGCCACATAAGCAAATGCGCCACGGTTAACGAATTTTTTGCTCTCTTGTACCGATAGCCAGACCAGCCTCTGAAGGGACTCTTTGACCTTTTTGCTCATCCTTGGAGCACCAACTTCACGCTGGTAAACGATGAATGCTGACCAGACGTGGTGGCACAAAATTTCTTGATGACCGAATACGATAGAATCGCCGTAGCAGTAACGAATCCACGATTCGTAGGCTGGAGGGAGAAGGGATACAACGCGACGCCAGCTCGACATTCGATAGGCATTATTGTTTATCAGCAGCTTCCCACCCTTGTACGGACGGGTTTCGCTGCAATGTACCGGCGTTGCTTCAACCCGAATCGTTCTGTCATCGAGTGCTATTTCGCGCATTGGCTTCGACTGAAAACTCTGGTTCGTCTTGTCGGCAAATACACGAGATTCATCGGGCTTCTCATCACGCTGAACTGTGATGCAGAGCAGGGCACTGCTCAGACTGGTTCTGACGTAATCAAATTGCAGCATTAGTGCCCCCCGCTCAGCGGGCTGTTCCGACCCAGTACTAAAGCCTCTGGTGCTATACCGGTCGCTGTTTCAATGTTATTGATCTCGCGCTTAACCAGTGCGGCCAGCTCGAAAAGACGGTTCTGCAGCTTCTGCACCGCTGTCTCGCAGTCGTTGTTGTCATAAACCCCATCGTGTGCTGGCTCTGCATGCGCAAGCATGTCGCCGAATTTCACCGTTATAGAGTCCAATTCAGCGTCAACCGAAACGGATTTTCGACGGGTATATTGCGGTACTTGAACCCAGACCAATCCCTGCAGTGCCGCCATCTTGATTCGACATTCACTGCGAAATGGTTCCGGAAGCGCTGCCGCCCAGGTGATCAACCAATCCGCAGGTAAACGGACATCTCCGCTCATGACGCGCTCTGTTTGCTTAATACTGCGTCCACGCCAACGGGTGTACGACTCAGCTGTAACGCCCTCAGTGCCGGTGTTGATCAATCCTTGAATTTCCAGAGCGGGGATCAGGCGCGTGGTCGCAAAGTGCGCACAGCTTTCGCCGGTCTGCGCCAACATATGCTCGGTTGCCGCAATGACGACCGACGACATAGTGTCGCGTGTCGGACATTTACCCATGATTCCTCCGTCTGGCATTCTGCCGATGTTGCGTGTAATCCGATTTGAGTTTTCCACGCGTCTTTACTTCCAGTTCGTATTGCCGATGCTCAGGCACTTCCGCCCCCCATTGGTAGATGGAGGAGCGATGACAACCCAAGAAGGCACATAGCTTTCCCATGCCTCCCATATAGGTAACAACATCCTTCGTTTTCATCCTTGAATGTTATGTTTACTGAACATAAATGTCCAGTAAACAGATCATTTTATTGATCGGTTTCTCATGGCCTTGCTGTATAGCTGGCTGTACAAAATTGGTTTATGATTTCATTTATGAAAAAACGTGGTGACTGGCTGAAAGAACGCCGTGAGGAGCTGAAAGCCCTCGATAAAAAGAGATTCTCAGTGCGGGCTGTTGCGGAACGCGTTGGAATTTCCTATGCCGGTCTGTCTCATCTTGAGAACAATGATGCAATGCCTGCGTTGGATCTTGCGTTCAGACTGGCAAGAGAACTGGATCGTTCCGTTGAATGGGTACTGACTGGCGTCGGTGATGGTAGCTCTACGGGCATCCCTATTATAGGGACGACGCTTTCTGGCCCCGATATGACGTGGTTAGAAAATAGCGGTCGCGGATCAACGGTTCATGAGTATGTGAACGTACCGGTCAAAAGCCATCGCCTTTATGGCCTAAAGGTATCTAGCGATCAGTCTCTATCTCGATATTATGAAGGGGAAGTTGTTATCGCAGATCCTGATCTAGCTCCAGTGACTGGCGAAGATGTCGTCGTTGTCACAAAATTGGATGATGGTTCTGTAGTAAAAGTTCTCGCTAGTCAACGTGATAACAAGGTTTTCCTCGACTCTCCTGATGACCGTTATCAGAGAGTGATCAGGGATCTTGACGAAATAATTTTGATGCACCCTGTAGTTTTAGTGGCTAAATCTACAGCGATTAAGGTTAAATGAAACGATTTTGGAGACAAGTTTGTCAAGTTAACAGATCACGGTTATTATGTGGCGTAGTAACCGATTTGCGGCGGCTTGGCTAGGTCAATATTTGAACGATTCGAATTTTTGACAAATAAAAAGCCCCGGTTGTGGCGACCGGGGCTTCGTATCGGAAGTGTCTACAAAAACAACACACCCTCATAATGTGAGTTGATTGTAGCCGCTTCCGCTAATCCTGCGCAACTGTGCAGCGTGATTTTTTGGCGGAAAAAATGAAAATAACGGATTTCTATCAACAAAAATTTAATTCTGACCCGTTCGAGCTGCTTGACGCGGCGCATTCCGAACTGGCTTCAATCGCCGGGGCAGCTGGTATCGACTGGAACGAGTGCGCTCCGGAAATCCAACTAACCACGTCCCGTGGCACTTCTGAGAAATTCACAAAATATACTGGCCATGCCCCGGCGGTTATCAATCCCAAGCTGCGCGGCAAGGCAGAAATCTATTCCCGGCAGGAAACCACGACTGATGGCATCCATTACCCCTTCGTTAACTTTGTAGCGAAAGGTGCCGATGCCGGTGTATGGACAGGCATCCAATACCTGTGGGCTGAATTCCGCAGATTTATTGAAACCAGCACTGGGACCACGGTCCCAACTTCGCAAGCAGAAATCGAACGCAAGAAACGCGCCGAGCAAAAACGCTTGGAACGCGAAGAACAGAAGCGTATAGCTGACCTCATGAACAACCAG